TGTGTTACCTATTGTTAGAAAACTAAAATACGGATTGGAAAGATTCTTTGGTTTTAAGCTTTCTGAAGATGTAACAGGAATACCTGCTTTACAACCAGAATTAAGAGACCAAGCAGCTTACTATGCCACTCTTGTAAATACAGGAATTATTTCCCCAAATGAAGCAAGGGATGCGCTAGGAAAAGATCCAGTACCAGGATTTGATGAACCAAGAGTTCCTGCAAACATAGCAGGTTCCGCAGCAAATCCAGAACAGGGCGGAAGACCAGAAGAGACTCCCCCAAGCGAAGGAAATTAATATGACAAAAGATATGATGGCAAAAGCATTATCTGAGTTCTTTGTTAAAAAGGGCGTAGAAACTATGGATCTACCTACTTACAAAGAGTTTGGAAATGATGTACCAGTTAAAGACTATCTTCTAAGAAGAGCATTTGGTTCTTGGACAAGAGTACTATCTGCGATGAAAAAAAGACATCCAGTAGAAGTAGCTCCAGCACCAGCACCAGCTCCAAAACCCGCCCCAAAAGCAGCAGCTAAAAAAGCACCTGCTAAGAAAGCGGAGAAAGAAGATGTCGAATAAAATCTATCACTGGACTAGCACTTTTAAATCATTGGGTGAAACTGATGATGGAGGAGTCGAAATCAAAGGTTCTGCTAGCACAAATGGTATAGATAGAGCTGGAGACATTATTGAAACAGAAGCATGGACTAAAGGCGGTTTAGAAAACTTTAAAAATAATCCAATTATTCTTTTCAATCACAACTACGATAAACCAATCGGTAGAGCAAAAGATTTAAAAGTTACAGATCAAGGTTTAGAAATATCTGCAAAGATATCTAAAGCTGCAGGTGATGTAACACAACTAATTAAAGATGGTGTCCTTGGGGCTTTTTCTGTCGGTTTCCGTGTTAAGGATGCTGACTACATGACAGAGACCGATGGATACAGAATAAAGGACGCGGAACTTTTTGAAGTTTCAGTAGTATCAGTACCTTGCAACCAAGGGGCAACCTTTGGAATGGCAAAGTCTTTTGATTCTATGGAAGCATATAATAAGTATAAGCAATCTTTTTACAAGGCTAACTCAAACGATTCAGCAGACGCTGTTGAAATTGAGCAGCCAAACGGGGCAATAGCCCAAGAAATGGAGACTAATATGTCAAATGAAAAACAAGCTCCTGTAAGCAAACCCGAGTTCGATCTTGAAGCATTTGCTAAAAAAGTTGCAGAAGATACTGCTGCTTCTATCGCAATGAAACAAGCCGAGCAAAAGGCTGCTGAGCAAAAAGCTGCTGAGGAAGCTGCTGAAAAAGCTGCTCAAGAAGCTGAGGTTCAAAAAGCCGCTGAGGAAGCAAAACAAGAAGAGCAAAAAACTATAGTTCAAGCTGGACTATCAGGCGCTGAAAAATTGATGCAAGATGTTGAGAAAAGACTTGACTCCAACTACTCTAACTTAGAGTCAGTGGTCAAATCTTTAGAAGCTCAATTAGCAGAAAAATCAGAAGAAATCATGAAAATTAGAGAAAGCAAAAGAGTTTTCTCTGATAGAAAAGGTGAAGGCGACTGGAAAAAAGCTTTTGAAAGAGATATTATTGATGCAAAATTTGCTGGTCTTGCCACAGGCAAAGGCTGGGAAAACAAATATGCTAAAGATATTATGCAAAAAGTAAACGCACACTCAGGTATAAGCGTTTCATCTGCTGATTTCGAGCAAGTTGTTTCAACAAATATCGAAAGAGATATTCAAAATGAATTAGTCTTGGCCCCTCTATTTAGAGAGATCACCATGACTTCTGCAAACATGATTATCCCAATTTTACCAGATAGTGGTTACGCTGAATTCGCTTCAGGTCAAACAGCTTCTGGTTCATCACCAACAGGTAACTTAGCTGAAAGAGGCGACACTTATGGCGCACCATTCGGTGGGGTAACTATGACTGAAAGAACTCTTTCAACCAAGAAACTTATTTCACAATCATACTTAGGTAATGAAACTGAAGAAGATGCAATTTTACCAATTCTTCCTCTAATCAGAGAATCAATGGTAAGATCACACGCAAGAGCCATCGAGAATGCTATTCTAGCAGGTGACGATGCTGACGGTGCTTTCGGTACTGGCGGTGCTTCTTTTGAAGGTCTATTACACTTAGCAAGAAATGACAGTGACTACACACAGCCAGCAGGAACTTTCTCAGCTTCTGACTCTGTAACAGCCGCTGACCTTCTTACTTTAAGAAAGAATATGGGTAAATATGGCGTTAACCCACAAGACGTAGTTTATGTCGTATCACAAGACGTATATTACAACTTGCTAGAAGACGCTGAATTCCAAGATGCTAACCTAGTTGGCGATTTGGCAACAAAACTTTCTGGTGAAATCGGACAGGTATTCGGATCAAGAGTTTTACTCTGTGACGAATTCGCAACAAAAGCTGCAGCAAAATTTGGTGCAGTAGCTGTCTACACAAGAAACTATGTGATGCCAAGACTACGTGGTGTGACTGTTGAGTCAGATTACGAAGTAGCTAATCAGAGAAGAGTACTTGTAGCTTCACAAAGACTTGGCTTCATTGATCTTATCGATGGTGCAACTTCTAAGTGGGCATTTATGTACAAATCAGCATAATTGATCCCTTAACGGATAACATGGCTTGGGGCGAGCCTATCGCCCCACTTTTTAACTATGGCAAATTTAATAACAATACAACAGTACAAAGATTTTGCAGGACTCACAGGTGTTAGTGAGGATGCCAAAATAAATGTTATTATACCAGCTATAAGTCAAGCAGTAAAAACTTACTGCGGGACTAGTATCATAGATTATTATTCTACAAGTAAAACAGAATATTTTGATATCTATGACACTTACACCAATGCAATTCTAGTAGACGAAAGTCCTCTAGTAAGTGTAACTTCTGTAAAAGAAAGAGCAGGACAAGCAGACAGTTATATAACTTTGATAACTGGTAACTCTGACGGCAGTGGGAAGTATGAGTATACTATCGATACTGAGCGAGATACTATTTATCGAACAACAGCAACTGGAGACGCTTTCTTTCCAAAAGGAAGAAAAGCAGTAGAAGTAGTGTATACCGCAGGGTATTCATCTACTCCAGAAGATTTAAAACTAGCATGTTTTGATTTAGTAAAATACTATTTAAAAGATGAAAGAAAAGACAGACTAACTATCGCAGGTGCTTCGATACAGAATCAAGTTTCTACAAGTCTGAAAGAGAATATTGGGTTCCCAGACCATATTAAACGAATACTTGATTTTTATAAAGTACACAAGTAATGGCTTTACAACAATTAAATACTGATTTTGAAAGAATATTTAAGGCAATATTTAAACCGCCTGGAGCCGACCAAGGGGGTTCTAAGGACCCTTTTCGTAAGTTTGTAAAAAAGTTTAGTCATGAATTTAAAATTGACAAAGCAACAATAAAAAAAGAACTAGGAGAAATTCAAACTTCTAAAAGATTACAAGGGAAAAGAGAACTTATAGTAACTTCTCCAGAATTAATTAGACTAAAAGATAAAGTTGCAGAGAAAATTTTTAAAACTTTTGCTAGTATTGTTAATGTAAATGAAAAAAACTATACTTTAACAGTTACTTCAACAGACAATGAAATAATATTATTGTATGAATTAAACAAAGATGCAGTACAAGACGTATATAGTAAACTTGCAAAACTTAAAAAACAAGTATTAGATGAAGTTTTTGCAACTGGAGAAGCAAAACAATTTTTAGATATATTACAAAAAGCAGGAGCTTCAGTAAAAAGTCCTGGTGCTTTATTCGATATAGGACATAGAGAATCAGTAAAAGAACTTGCTGGAAGTGCCTTTGTAAAAGCAGCAGAATCATTAGATGATGATAGGTACAAAAGAGCAGGAGACGAAGGAGGAGATATAGAATATGCCTCTAAAGTCAAAAACGAAATTGCTAGAAAAATTAAACAAGATTTAAGTAAATTTAATTTAAATCTTAATGCAGTAGATAAGTTTGTAGTTTTTTCAGGAGACGGATCTTTAGTAAGAAAACCTAATAGTACTTTTGTCGTTAAAACAGATTTAGAAAGTAAGTTTAAAAACCAAGTTCAAAATCAAACTTCGGGAGAAGATGCCAGAGATATAGGAAAAGTTTTAGGGGATCTAAGAAGATATATCCAAGACGAGTTAACAAAAGAAATTTCATTAGCTAGTGCACAAGGATTTACACAAAGAGAAGGTTCAGACTCATTTGTAGAAGCTCTTGCAAGAGGTTTAGTAATGGATAAATCTCTACTACCTTTATATAGAAAAGGAATTGCAAAAAATAGAACAAAATATAAAGGAAAAGGCAAAAATAGAAATAATACTTCAAAAACACAAACAGCTGAGTGGGAAAATAAAAAGACAACACATAAAATAAGAGGTCTAGGTCCAATCAGTTTAAATACTTCTCCTCAACCTGCTGAAAAAGGAGTTAATTTTAATGAAAGTGCTTTTACAATTAGAGCCTTTATAAATTCAAGATTAACACAAGAAGTAGAAAAGAATATGGGTAGACCTACCCTTGAAAATAGAACAGGTAGATTTGCACAATCAGCACAAGTAGTAAATGCAAATATTAAAAACGGTCAATTGCATATGGACTATACATACCAAAAAAATCCATATGAAACCTTTGAAGTTGGAGGTAGATATTCAGCAAGTTATGACCCAAGACCGTTGATAGAAAGAAGTATAAGAGAAATTGCAGCTGAAAAACTTCAAATGAAATTTACACTTAGGAGAGTATAATGGCATCAACATATAGAACAGCAAGAAAAAAAGTAGTTGATGCTTTAGTAGACAAGTTAAAAGGAATTGATGGAAATGCTCCTTATAACGCAAATGTTTTTAATAATGTAGATGGACATTTAAAATTTTTGGATGAAATACAACAATATCCAAAAATATGTGTAGTAGCAGGGGACGAATTTAGAGAATATCAACCTGGCGAATTTAAGTGGAGACTACTAGATATAACAATTAGAGCATATATTCGTGATGAAAACGACGCTCAAGAAACTTTAGCATTATTGTTAGAAGATATCGAAAGAGTTATCGACAATAATGATAATTTAGTGTATGATGATACTGTCACACCTAATAAAACTACCACTTCTTTAACTATAGGAAGTATTAGTACCGATGAAGGAGTTATTGCTCCTCTAGGAATTGGAGAAATGGCAGTTCGAATACGATATTAGGAAACAGGTAAGGCACATAAAAATGTCGCCACACCCTTTCCAAAGTAAAACGGAGAAAGCAAAATGGCTTTAAATTTATCGAGAAATACCAAGGTATTTGTCAGCTCTGTAAACGGAGTACATGCTAGCGGTGGATCTATCGTAACTTTAGATGGTTTCACAGGTGGATCAGGGTATGTCGTAGGAGAGGTTATTACTTTGGGCACAACATCAGGTTCTGGAACAGGAGCAAAATGTATAGTTGCTGCTGTATCTGGAGGTGCTGTAACTGAAGTGTATATACCAAATAATTTCCGAGGAACTGGTTATGCCGATAACGATACAGTTGATCAATCAACTGCTAGTGCAAGTGGTACTGGTTTCGCTGCAGTTGTAAATGGTGTTACAAGCACTACTACTGCACAAGGATCTAGAACTGCAACAGGTCTTTTCAAAGGGCATGGAACAAATGTAAATACTTTTAGAATTGGCGTATTAGATGGATACAGCTTCTCTCAAGGAAGTGAGGCAACAGACATTACTATTAATGAAGCTGGTGCTACCCCTAATCGTGGGTCAAAAAGATTTAATGATTCTTTACCTCCTGCAGAATGGTCATTTGGTACATATGTAAGACCTTTCAAACATGGTACTAATAGCTGGAGAACAAGTGGTACTCATGATATGTGTGAAAACATTTTATGGGCAGCTATTGCTGGTAAAGATATTACTGGAGGTGCGCTTAGCGGAACTTCAGCTCCAGCAGTTGTTTGTGACTCAACAG